GATTCCGAAAAGATTGTGTCAATCAGACGCAACTGGGAAGATGGTGATCCTGATCACAAGCGCAGAGATTGGTTCGTCAGTTATAAGTTCCTTCCTGGTCTTGGTTTTTATGGCTTCGGCCTATATCACATGATCGGCGGTCTGGGCAAAGCAGCCACTGGCGCATTGCGCGCATTGTTGGACTCAGCAGCCTTCGCAAACATGCAAGGTGGCTTTAAGCTGAAAGGCAGAGTCAGTGGCGGTGAGATCGAAGTCAATCCTGGAGAGTTTGTTGACCTTGACGCAACAGTTGACGATGTCAACAAAGCAGTCATGCCTCTCCCATTCAAAGAACCTTCAAGCACATTGTTCCAACTGTTGGGGCTGATCACTGGCGCTGGCCAAAGGTTCGCAAGCACTGCTGACTTGAATGTCGGCGATGTCAATCCCAATGCACCTGTCGGATCAACTGTTGCGTTGATCGAACAAGGTTCAAAATCATTCTCAGCGATTCATAAACGTCTACACTATGCACAAGGACAAGAATTTAAACTGCTGGCTAAGTTGAACGCTGAGAACCTTCCAGAGTCTTTCCAGTTCGCCGTTGCGGGAGCTTCAGAGACAGTTTATGCATTAGACTTTAATCAGCGCATTGACATCATCCCCGTCAGCGACCCGAACATCTTCAGCACTGCCCAGCGGATCGCACAAGCTCAGGCAATTCTTGAGATGGCTCGTGCAGCTCCTCAGCTCCATGATCTGTATGAAGCCTACAAGCGTATGTATGAGGCGATCCGCATACCTAACATTGACGAAGTTCTGAAGAAACCAGAAGAAGCACCACGCACCAACCCAATCGACGAGAACATGAGTGTCATGTATGGCAAGCCAATCAAGGCTTTCCCAGAGCAAGATCACGAAGCACACCTCGCAGTTCACATGCAATTCATGCAAGACCCATCGCTCGCTGGCAACCCAGCAGCCAAGGCAATGCAACCAATACTGATTGCCCACATGGCCGAGCACGTAGCATTGTTGTATCGTCAGCGCATGGAAGGTGCAGTCGGAATGCCATTGCCGAATCTGCCCAATGTGCGTGATCCTAAGTTCAAGTTGGACGACACAGACCCACAAATGGACATGCTTATTTCTCAGCGTGCTGCTCAGGTCGTTGCGCAAGCTCCGCAGATGGCACCGATCCGTGCACTTCAGCAGATGGGCCAACAAGGCCAAGGTCAGCAAGGCACACTTCAATACGCCAAGCAACTCGCAGAGCTCGAGGCACAAGCCTTGCAACAACGCACCCAAGCAGAGATTGCAGCCGATCAAGCCAAAGCACAATCCGACATTCAGATCGATCAAGCCAAAGCACAGCAGCAGCTTGACATTAATCAGCAAAAATCAAACGCGGAACTTCAAGCAAAGATCGCCAAGTTGGAGGCAGACTTGCAAATTGAACGCGAAAAGAATGCTGCTAAGTTACAAATGGAGATGATGAAAGATGCCAGAAACAATCGACCAAATGATATCTAGGGCATCGGCAGAAGTCCTGCCTATGGCTCCAGTCAACCCCGCAGCATTCAGTGGTCAACAAATGCCTCAAGGCATGGGTGCGCTGCCCCCATCTCCTCAAATGACTCCTCAAGGTGGCGCACCAACTCAAGATCTCGATCCGAACTCGCAAGAGTCAATGATGAGTTACCTACAAAGCAAAATTGAAGAGATGCGTGGTCGCATGGGCGGTCAAGAGCAACCCATGGGCGCATTGAGTTCATTCATGGCAGGAACTGCCCAACCTGCAGCCCCAGCTGGATCTCCTGTCCCAGCAGCACCCCCAGCTCAACCTATGGGCGGTGGCGCGATCAGCGACAGAGAAATGATGATGGCGCAAGGCATCCCACCGAATCTTCCGATGAGAGGTTAGCATGGCAGTAGCACCAGCCCCACGCAGTTTATTTCAGCAAGCTCTTTTTGAGGACGACAACGAATCTGGTTACTTCACAGGTTTAGGTCGTGGAGATCCTTTTGCCTTACGTCGTTTGGGCGGTGGCGCAGCACCGATCTATGGCCGCAGATGGAGCCCAGGATCAACTTTCGGGATGTATGGTGCTTTGCCGATTTACGGAACTGAAGACATTGTTCCTGTTAATCAAGTTACAACAGGCACTGACACAGGCACTGACACAGGTGTTGTCGGCGACATTAACGGCGATGGCGTTGTCAACTCAGACGACACAGCAGCATATTACGGCACGACGATTGTTGACGACACGATAATCGGCGACACAGACGGTGATGGGTTCGTTGATGTTTACGACGAAGATGCACTTCTTGATCTTTACAATGACGAGAATGTTGCGGACGTAATCACAGGCATCGGTGGCCCAGAAGGTCAAGACGTAATCATTGCAGCTTCCGACCCGAGCGATATGCTTTACGAGTCTGGCCAAGATCTGCAGGCTTTCAATCCTGACATTGATTATGGCGGTGCTTTTGTTTCAGACTTGACTAACCAATACGTCGGAACCATTGGCCCAGATTCTTTCAGCGACACAACCCAAGCAGTCGCAGAGGCACAAAACTTTCCGCTAGATCAATTTGACGATGGTGTTTATTCAGCTTCGGACTTCCCTGTTGGCAGCTCGCTGGGCGGCACAGACTATGTCAGCGATTACAGCACAGACGTTTATTCGGCTGGCGACACTTTTGCGAACCCTCAAGGATCAATTGTTGACATCGGTTACGGCATAGGCGAAGTAGACCCAGCATTGGCCACAGCCGCAGGTTACACGACTTCAGTTCCTGACCCAGAACCAACAACAATTCCTGAGATGATTGGTGACGCAGTCGGTAATTATATTGAGTCTGGCGGCATTTTCGGGATGATTGCTAATGAGTTGTTCGGCGACGAGCCATACATTGGCCCAACAGGATTCGTCAACCCACACAGCAACGTAGGCGGCATTGAAACAACAAGCTCAGTATTGCCTTCAAGTGACATTGGGCAGATTGTTTCTGCAGACTTGCCTCCCGTCACCCCTGATTACGATGCATCCTCAGAAGTTACGCCATTCACAACACCCCCAGTTTCTGATTTTGTTGCAGGGTTGGAGAACTATCAGCTGTATGGCGACCCACTCGGCCAAGGCACAGTGATAACACCCGACCCAGTCGTATCAAGCACCACAGGCATGGCAGGTGTTGACGAGGCTGGCAACATTGTTCAATATGGGTTGCTTGACGAAGAGGAAGACGATGGACCATCAGTATTGGCCAATGATTACACTGATGCATTGTTGAACTTGACCGACAACATCGGTTCAGGCAATGTCACTTCTCAGACAGAAGCCAACGCGATTCTGAACTTAATTGATCCGCTGTTGAACAACGACTATGACGGAACGATGAGCGACGAAGAGATTGAATCATTGTTGCCGCCAGAGTTACCAACCTCTTCCGACCCAGACTTGTCAAGTATGAACTTCGGTTACACTGAGGACGACGACCCGACATTCGTGGGTGGTGATTACGAGGTCGCGAGTTCCGACCCAGCTATTGCTTATGCAGATGTTCTTTACGGCGACGATGATGACGATGGTGGCAGCACCATGACTCTGACTCCAGACGATAACGAAACATTCATTGACGACGTCATCGCGAACCCAGACAACTATGTTGCGCCAACAGTCCCTGAAACTGATACGCCAGAGCTTGACTTAACGACGGGAGATGACGGAGGAACGCAACCTTCAGATGTGACTTTCGGTTATGATGAAGGGGAAGTTGATCCAGGATTCGCTGATTATATCCCAACAACTACATATACGGACACTTCTACAATTTCTGGGGTTAGTGATGCGTCTGGTGTGGATTATGATCCATACACTTACGATGACGACGACGACCCAGGATTTACACCAATACCCGACGACAATGATGATTTTATAAACGACGTCTTAACGAATGTAGACGATTATCTCCCGCCTACTGGTGGTGGTGGTGGTGGAGGCTCTGGTTCTGGCGGATCAGGAGGCTCTGGCGGGAGCGGGTCTACAACGACTGGCGGTGGTGGTGGCGGATCAACGACAACCACAATTAATGCAGGGGACACACTGAGCGAGATAGCAGCTGACGCTGGAGTCACAGTCGACGACCTGCTTGACGCAAACCCAAACATCACTGACGCAAATACAATTTATGCTGGCGACACAATCACCATACCTGAAACCACAACCACAACCACAACTACCACAACCACTGGAGGCGGTGGAGGCGGCGGTGGAGGCGGCGGTGGAGGTGGAGGCGGCGGCGACGATGGCGGCGACGATGGCACGCACTGTTGCACAGCAGCCCACAATCGCGGCGACATGACAATGACAGAAGTCAAAAAGCTAAGAGCATGGCACAGAAAGCAAGACATAGTCTGGCAAGAAGGCTATGACGTCTGGGGCAAAGTCATCGCAGACCACCTAGTCGCAAAATCAAAGTGGTCATCAGACCGAGTCAGAGACTTCTACAACCATAAGATTTATGGCGAACGAACTGTTGGCTCCACTTTCGCAGACTTTGTTATTTACCCAATGGCATACGTCATAGGTGCATACAAAGTTGCATCCTCTAAAATCAAAACTTTTAAGGAGAAAGCCAATGGCTGAAGTAAATATCGAAAACATGGAACAAAACGCAGAAATGTTCATGCACAAAATGGGCTTTGCTCATGATGAATCAGGCTTGGACATGACTGATGAACAGCTTGTTAACTTTTTGCTTCTTTGTCAACAGAACTACATTATGGGTGATGAAGATGAAGAAGAATATGAAGAGATGGACGATGGAGGCAGCGTGAAGGTAAAAGTCATGCGCCTAGGTTCTGGCGACGACATGCGCAGCATGATGGACGAGTTGCTCGGACACGGTGGTCCAAAGATGGATTACTAATATGCCTGTGAAAAAGGTCAAAGGCGGCTACAAGTGGGGCTCAAAAGGCAAGGTTTACAAAACCAAGAAAGAAGCCGAGCGCCAAGCAAGAGCTGCCTATGCCTCAGGATATAAGGAGAAGAAGCGTGGCAGCAAAAAGTAAAAAGAAAGAAGTCTGGGACAAAAAGCGTCCGAAAAAGGCAGGCAAGCCCAAGGCTCTGACAGATGCTCAAAAGAAAAAAGCCAAAGCATCGGCCAAAAAAGCTGGTCGTCCGTATCCTAACTTGGTTGACAATATGAATGCTGCCAAGAAAAAAGGGAAGAAAAAGTAATGAGCAAAGGCATGCATTATTTTAAGGACGGAACCAAGTATGCTGGCGAAGTCCACAAGCACAAAGGCGGCATCGTGATGTCAGGCAAGACGATGAACAAAAACTCAAAGCGAGTATATGAGTTCAAAGACCTGAACGCAACCGCCAAGAAGAAAGCAAGGAAAAAGGGTGATTGAATGTCTGCTTTCTGGGATCTTTGCGACGCACTTGTGGACTTATGGGAATCAGCTCACGAGGGTCTGCGAATACCGATGCCCCAGAGAGAAATCCCTATATTACTACCACAACCCTGTAAAGAAATACATCCTCTGGGACTACAGCTGCCCAAGAAGTGTTAAGGTGAACCCAAATGGCAAAATACAAAGGAAGAACAGTTACTTTGAACAAACCCCGCAGAATCGGGAAAGGGGAGCCGAGCTATGGGAAAAAGAAGTCGGTGGTTTATGTGAAGGATGGCGACAAGGTCAA